CTCTACCAATTCTCAACTCCATTATAGAGCTAATTTAGTGAATGATACAAAGTTAAACGGTGCAGTATTTGTCGCACTGAATCTTAATACATCACCAGTTGTTTGTGCTACAAATCCTAAAGTATAAGAACCATCTGGGTTTTCAACAACAGTAGCAACCGCAACCGCTAATGCAGTATCTTCATTGAAGATTGACCAAAAAGTTGTTGTGTCAAAACCAACTAATGCCTCTTGACTTCCAATAGCAGCCGAACCACTTAAACCCCAAGTTAAATTAATTAATTGAGTAGTTGCAGTAGTTGTGTTAGCTCCAGTAGTAGTTGCAGTAGCTTGTATCATACCAGGTACTGCGCTCAACTCAGGAACAATAGCAGTTGAAGGAATGAATCCAGTATTTGCAGCGTTGTAATTTTGTTTAACCATAAAAGAAACCATAACTCTGCTTACAGTGTTATTAGTTCTATCCATTATTTTCACGCTCAACGTACCTTTTTCGATTGGAATAGGTTGAAGTGATGAATCACTTACTTTATATCCTACCAACTGATTAGAAGCGGTCAAACCGTAATAACCAACTGTTCTACATCTCAACGTTTCAATAGCTGCTTTAATAGCTGCTGGTGCTCCGATTAATTCAAAAGTTACAATTTGGTCGCCATCACGAATAAACAAAGGAATAGTATCTATTTCTTCAGTTACCGCATCAGCAGTTTCACGAGCATAAACTTTAATGTCATTTAAAACACTAAATCTTTGTTTCTCGTCTTTGTTGTAAAGTCTCGCAGTCCAGTTAATTAAACTTAATGGAGCGGCTTCCGTTACTTGAATTGAATTTGCAGTTGTTGAATCTAACATTAAATCCACAAATGAAATTCCAGTTATTCTGTCGGGTTGTCCGAAGCAATCAAGTACTTGCATACCCGTTGCGCCTGTTGAACATGTGCATACTGACATAATCGTATAGTTTTATTTATTAATAATTTTGTTTATTTAGTCACAACAATTCATTATTGAAACATCTAAGTCGATTCGCACCTCGACACCCGATAATTTCATTTCAAATAAATTGCGGTCACTTCCTTTTTCTGTTTCTTGACCAACTAGCGAATGAGGTCGCACCCTCTCGTTTTGCCAATCAATGAAATATTTTTTTAATTGTTCAATTCTCGGTATTACTCGTTTATTCCAAAGATTCTCCATTGGATCGATAACATTCAAGTGATGGCTTTCAGTTGTCCAAGCATACTCTGCACCGCTCGGACTTTCGCCACACATTAAGCTATCATCTAATAAATATGAAACAATAGAATAGTTTTTATTGCTACTCATTTCACTTTCTTTTGAACTTTCAAATGGTTCTCGCATCCAAAAAAACGGTGTTTTAATAGTTTGAAAATCATTCAACTCCATTGCAGTGTCTGATAATTTACCACTAAAAAAGTTTATTCCATAAGTATTTGCAGTTTTTGGATATGGTAAATCTAACTCCGCCCCAACGGTAACATCAACATATTCATTTAGTACAACCTCTTTAATAATAAAAGAAACTGTAATTATAGGAATGCCATTTTGAACATTTAAAATCCTTCCTTTTCGCAAATGTAAAGTATCACACGTGAAAAATCTATATGCTATAATTGTCGAACCGTTATAAATAGGTACTACACTATTGATGTACAATGTTGTATCAATAGTTTCGATTACCTCTTTCATTATAGCTCTAAAGTTTTTCATAGTTGGGTTAAGTAGTGTTTTGTTAAAGTTGAATAATCTGGGTAATCAGCTAAGTTAGCTTGAATATATTTTTGAATAACTTTGTAATTATTGACTGATAGATTGTATTTGGTAGTGAACAAAAAGGAATTACCACCTATTGAAACGCTATTAGTTGTTTCTTGAAATCGTTGTCCTATTTGCGTACCAGTGTAAGGTGCAAAACGATGCCACTCAAACCAAACCATTGCAATAAGCATCTCCTTCATACCACTAGAATAGTTTTCAAAACCGTGGCAATCGGGTAAACGAATCTCATTGTAAATTGCTAAATACTCAGGGTCATTCGGAGTTCCAAAATTACCAGCAGCATTAGCCAACAACAAAGGTGCAATAGTAGTACCTAACAAATCATTTAACCACTTATTCTCAATCTTTGTTTGCAATGCAGTAAATTGACCTACATTTTGTGCGGTTGTAGATACTAAATATTGACCGAAAAAATCAGCAGATGTTATTAAAGTAGCCATTATTTTTTTAGTGCTTTTTGTGTTTTTGCTTTTGGTTTAACTTCTTCAGTATCGGTATAAGATGCAAATCCATCATTAACTAATACCTTAGCAGTTGTAATAGGTAATTGTACTTCCTGACCTACTTCAAATTGTTCAAATGCTTTTAATATTGTGACTTTGCTCAAGTCTTTTTTTACTTTTTCCATTAGTATAGGGTTATTTATTATTTGATTTCCTTTTGTTTTTAGTTTTAATATCCCAACGTGCAACTCATTTAATCGTTTTGGATCGTCTGAAATAGTACAAATTTCTATTATTTCGGGGCTTGTAATGTTATCTTCGCATTTCACATCGACAATAAAATGACCGTTGTATGGTAATCTTACTTCTTTAATGCGATTATTTAACATATTGAACTTTGAATTAGTATCTAATCCTTTGTTTCGTTCATCTTGATATAACTTGTATTCCATCTTTTCTAGTGTTGGCTTTGTCCATAACCTAGCCACTCCGATAGTATCTTTGTAGGTGATACCGTACTTTAATTGGTTGCTCCAAGCATCGTAAACGTGGCAATCATCAAAGCCATAAAACACTTCTTTTGTAGTGTCAATAGTTTGGTATAGTTCAAATACGCTATCAGAAACAAAGTTATCACTACCTAATATTATAACTCCATCGTATTTGGTTGTGTTAGATATTAATGAATTTAGCTTATTCCCTAGCGGTAAATTAGGCACATCAATAGTATAGAATCCACTCGGTACTATGCTATCGTTATCACCACTTACAAACACATCAAAGTTAAACTTCAATCTTTGCTCATTCAGTCGCTCAAAACAAAGTTTAGTTACTTCAGGTCTGCCCCAATAAGGTAATATGACTGCTAATTTATTCAAAAAGATACGCTTTTAACCCAAAAAACCCGAACATTTCTGCTCGGGTTTCTGTATTTTTAACACTTATTAAGTAGTTTCTAACGCAGTCATAGCAGTAGAGAATGTTCCTTTAACAAATGCAGTTCTGTCGTTGTTTTTAACAACAACTGCACCTCTCCACTCAGCTAAGATAGTACGTAAGTTTTTAGTGTAATCATTACCATCTAATCCCATTTCAATTCTCAATGTTCCTTTTTCATAAAGCGTTGCTTTTGTGAAATCTCCAATTAAGAATGTACCAACAGAAACTAAAGTAGTAGGTATGATAGGAATGCCATCCATAAACAATGACCCTCCAATTTCAGCTAAACGCTCAACGTAACGTCTATCACTTGCACTAACTTTGTATAACTTCAATTTAGTTACATCAGTTGGATGCATAAAAATATGAGTTGGCATATCTTGTTCGGCAATCATTATTTGATTAACTGCAACTACCAATACATCGACTTGGTTAGCATTATCAACAGTACCTGCAAATGTACCAGCAGCAAATGTAGTCGCAACAGTACTTACACCGTTCAAGTTTGGAGCAGTACCGTTTCCAGAATAAGCACCTAACTCAACCGCTTTCAATAACTCTCTTAAAAGTTCAGCATTAATTTCACTTTCGATAAAATCAATATCGTCTAACATTTCAGTTGATACTTTAATGAAAGCAGAATATTTAACTACCGCTTGAGATGCAACAACTAAGTTAAAATCAATTTGGTTTTTAGTTGCTCCCTCTTCAGTTGTTCCAGCAGTACCTTCTTTTCCACTTTGATAAACCCAAGATATTAAATTTGAGTTTGCTCTACGTCTGCTCAATACATCTAAGAATCTTACACGTCTTGAAGCAATTACGTTTAAGCCTGGTATTCTTTCCTCAACTGGTACGTTTCCACCGCTAATGTTAGTAGATTCTAACATTGTACCAACCGCTTTAATAACCATTTCAAACCCTTCTTTTGAAGTTTTTAAACCTTTGATTTTGTCAAGGTTTGCCTCTAAAGATTTTCTAAGGTCACCAACTGAATTAGCAGCAGTTTTGTCAGCTTCATTCATTGCCTCAATTCTCAAACCGATAGATTCTAAAGATTTGTTTAAGGTTTTCATTTGATCTAATTGAGTAGCTTTGAATTCAGCAATAGCGTTATCCAATTCTGATTTTGTAGCTTTTCCATCTACGTTTTTCTCCAACGTATCAATGTACGCTTTCAATTCTGTGTTATACTCATTGTATAAACCAGCTTGTTTTTCAGCATCAAACAAATCGAAAGTTGCCTTATCGATAGATTTTGATGTTAAAAACTCTAAAAATGTTTTTTTCATTTTATTTAGTTTAAATTGTAAATACTTATTTTGTTTGGTGTCGGAGTGATGGAGTGCGATTTATCGGCTTCGACTTCGTTTGTTTGAGTGACTATTGTCGGCTCTATTTTCGATTGTACTACTCGAGTTGCATCATTAGAACCTTGTAAAACCATACTTCCTTCACTTACTATACCAGCCTCTAAGACTGCATAGAAGTATATGATTTCGTTAAAGTCCTCTTTATTTGCAATTTGAGGGTAGTATTTATCAAAATTCTTTTTATAATCTTTATCTTCTTCTTTATCGGAGTTGTAACAAAGTGCAATATTGTAATATCTCATTCTTACTGAGTTCTCAACATCTAATCTATCATTGATAATTGACTTTGCAATGTCTAAACGTATTTTATCCTTTGGTATTTCAAATAACAATGCTTGAGTTTTACCTGAATAAGACTTACCAACTAATGACCATTCAATATCTTTAATCAATAGTTTAACATCAGACTTCCAAGCAATAGTAGTAGTAGTTTTCAATTCGTGGTCTGCAACGTAGAAAATGTTACCTTGTTGTTCCCTTGCTGACTTATTGAATAAACCCGTAACGTGTAAATCATTGTGACTATCTAAATAACCAATAGTGTTAATAACTGGGTAAATATAATTTTCTTTGAATGTGGCATCTGCTTTTATTACATCGGTATCTATTGTAGATGACGTTTTGATTGAACTACCTTTGTCAACTGACTTATAAATATTAGCTTTCTTAACATCGATTATAGAGGTCACATTATCTCGAAGTGCTTTAAATAAGTCTTCTTTGTTTTCGAATGTGGTATCTAATTCTTTACAGTAAATCATTTGTTTATAATTTCGTTTGACTTTATTAAATTCAATTTAGCTTGTAATAATGATTTTATTTCAATATTATTAGCCTTAGAGATTTGTTTTTCTAAATCTTCAATTACCGTTTGTTTAGGTTTATTTACCATCTAAATAAAAATATTACCATTCATAATTTGCAAATGTATATAAAAAAAATGTACATTTGCAAATAAAATATAAAAAAAATGGCAGAAAATATTTTTTATCGTTTAGGGGCTTTCATTACGGGTGGTAAAGATGCTTATACACAAACAAACTTTGGCTCTTATGTTCAATGGGGTCTTCAAAAAGGTGAAACAACAGTCGATACTACGTGGGATAACCTTTATGAACTTGCACGAACTACTCCACAAGTAGCAGCAGTAATCGACCGTAAAGCATCAATGTATAGTAACGGTCGTTGGAAACATTACAAATTAGTAAACGGTAAAAAGACTTTAGTTGAAAATTCAGATGCAGTTTATATTTTAGAGAATCCAAACCCTATTCAAAACGGGTCTGAACTTGATAAGTCAATGATTTGGAGTGATGAAACTTATGGTAATTCAATGGTTAATTTATTACGAAAATCGTTACCAATACCAACTGCAATTTATAACCTACCAATGCAATATACCGTTATCGGTCGCACTGGCAAAATGTTTAATCAAGTTGAACGTGAAAAAATCATTGATAAAATATATATTGAATACAATGGAATTAGAGAATACTTTGATGTAAAAAATGTTATTCACTTTAAAAGTTCTAATCCTAATGACCCGTTAATGGGTATTTCGCCACTCGACAAATATAAACTTGCTATTGCCAACATTAGAGCTTCAATGGGTTTTAGAAATAGAATTATCACAAATGATGCTGCACTAGGGTTTATGTCATCCGATAACGGTCAAAATGGTATGGGTCTCGGTTTAACTCCCGAAGATATTAAAAGAATGAATGAGGCTCGAAGCGGTATGTTTGGTATGCAAGAAGGTAAAGCTAATATCCAATATGTTGAAGGTTCTGCTAAATGGAATGCTATGTCTTACCCAACAAAAGATTTAATGTTGTTTGAGGAAGTGGACCAAGACTTTAAATTAATCATTGATGGATTTGGATTGAATGAAAATATCTTTAGTTTTAGTAAGGCATCGACATTCGCAAACTATGCTCAAGGATTGAAGGCAGCGTATCAAGATTGTATTATTCCACTTGCTGAAGATAGGGCATTAGGTTTTACTAAATTCTTTGGTATGGATGGCATTAATGAATGGTTAGAAAAAGACTATTCACATTTAGAAGTATTGAAATCCGATAAAAGCGCAGAAGCATCAGCCGATAAAACTAGAGCAGAAACTATACAAATATTACAAGCCAACAACCGTACTGACTTAGCCGATATTATTGCATCAGAATTTAAAAAGTGATTGGAAAAATAAAGCTAATCCAGTTATTGAATCGGGCGCATCATCGTTTATATTCCTACCCTCGTGACTATACTTTGCGAGTGCTTGTAAAAATTGAAAATACTCGCCTTTATCGGTATTTAAGAATATCATATTATTTTTTACAAATGCACTATTCATAAAGATACGTGTATTTTTATTAGTACTATTTGAAATAGGTACTAAGGTACATTTAGTTTCATTTTTCAACATA